TGAATAGGGTCAGTGCCGAATTGTCCCTAAACCCTATCATGGGTTAGAACAGACACGGACATTTAGAGGACAAGTCCGCTTGTCTTCCTCCCACCTATAAGCGGACAGACAAGGACACACCCCTTTAGGGGTGTCCGATGTCCAGTGTGGCTAAAATGGCTAGTACTCCCTACCAGAAACCCAAGGTGCTCGTAGTGTATTCTGTCTGAGGGAGTGTCAGACCAGATCAAATTGACCTGATCGCTCTACTCCAAGCCCTTTATTACCGTCACCCTGCACAATGCTACTGCCGTTTGATTCAGCCTGTTGCTGAAGGAATTCGGCTGTTTCTGTTAATTTGCTTTCTTCTCTGTTTGGAGCGTCATGGTGGGCTTCCATCATGTACTTTTCATACAAAGAAACAGGCAATTTAAAAGCCAGCATCTCATTAACCCCAATGAATCCTTGCCAATCACCTGTTTTCAGGGAGGCATATTCCCAGCCAGGAACATCTTCTGGCTTTACAGCTTCATACCCTAAACGGATACGAGCTTGGATTGAATCACGAGGATTAGTCGTTGTTAGCCAGCACATGTGCCAGCCGGGTAACTCAGGTAAGTCAGGCAATGAAGTCTGAAATAACTGCTGACGGAACATTTCTACCCGCTCACTTTCTGTGACTTCCCGATTTTCGGTGTGTGCGCGATCTACCATCGCCCTGTTCTCCCGGCCTTCGTCTACGGATTTCTTTACTCGTTCGTCTGTTTTACTCATTTCTGTCGCTCCTTTATTCAGCGATTGTTTCAGTATGTATTATATACTTATATTAATGCAAGTGGTTTATTTTTTAATTAAGCGTTACTCTTGTCATACGCTGCGTACCTTTTAACGTATCGAGTTCGCAATACCGGATCGTCCCAAACGCCAGCTTCTATAAGAGCGGCCTTTCTTTCTGGGCTAATATAAACCTCTTTTCTGGTGGATGTTGGAGCGTGCTCTTTTCCTGAGCCTACTGCTGGTCCACCTCTAGCCTTGCGTGCCGTCTTGGTTGGCTTGCGCGAGACTCCATCTTCATCAAACCGCTCTGGCAACCTGCGAGCAGATCGAGCAGTTAGTTCATCCCAGTATTCTTCTGTTTGAGGATTGTAACCATCACGACTTAAAGACTGATCAATCGCCATCACGATTGCAGAGTCTTCGTCACGACCATTAGAGTCGTACCAAGGATTATCTTCCATAAATTGCTTGGCCAGATGCATAGTCCGGTCATCAACCTGTGGCGCGGTGTTTACTTGTTGCGCTGCTTGCTGCTTATTGTAGTGAAGCTGCTGGGCTTTGTTCATAGCTTCATCACGATACTTCATCGCTTTGGTTACGTCATTGCCATTGTTACTTTCAACCGCTTTGGCGATAACTCGCTCAGCCATTCCTACTTCTTTTTGTGCCTGAGCAATGGCAGCGTCAATGCCTTGGAGCTCTTGATTATGAGCTCTCTGCTCTTGAGTGCTGATGCGTTTTTCTAAGTCATCATTACGATTTCTTAAAAAGTCAAGCTCTGTTTTGTCGCGCTTGATGGCGGTTTCACGCCGTTCTTTGCGGTCCACTTTTTCTTTGCGGCGGCGCTCACGAATAGCATCTCGTTCAGAATCATCGTCATCATTATCCATGACGCGATCATCTTCATCATCACTGGATTCAGACTCATCTTCAGAGACTGGCTTTTCTTCGACAATGATAATATCTTCATTTTCATCTTGATTCTTATCATCTTCGATCATTACTGTATCGTCTAGTTCTTCACTCATTACTCATCTCCTTATCAGATGAATGCCTTGATTTTAAGTGGGTCGCCTATAACGCTACCCATAATATCAAGATCATTAAAAATTACAAACATTGCTGCCTCGCCATGGGGTGCGTCAGGAATAGGAACTTCCCACCGATCTCCACCATACTTAGCAACCCTCACAAAATCACCTTCTGTACACCAATTACCCTCTGGCCAGCTTTCCATCGTATTACGATTTTTAAAAGCTAAAGGTCCAACAGCAACAACTTTACCTACTTGCGTGTTCCACTTCTCTGTGTCAGAAGTATCAGCGGTAAGTAGTATTCCACCGGCTGTTTTGCTCTTTGCTGTGCGTATTTGGATCAGAACGCGGCTACCAAAAGGCTGAATGCCAGCATTTACTGCTGGAAAAGCCTCTGCAAGTGCGTTCTCATAAGTCGAAGTTTCCATTTTTGTCCTCGTCTAGTAAGTTTAAAAGTACGTCCATAGCTGCCTCATAACCGGCAACTACTCCAACACGATACCCGTACTCGAAAGTATCGCGGTCCTGTGGCCTCCTCAAAGCTTCAAGCGCAAACTCCGCTTGATTAGCTTTAAGAAGATTTAAAAGTTTCGATTCAATATTCATTAAGCATTATTCTTAGGCTTTTTCGCTGTCTTAGCTGCGCTCACAAAAGCGCTTGATGATGGCGCACCTACCTGCCCTTTCCTGCGCATTTTTTCAGGCTTACCTGTAACTGGATCTTTTTTACCAGCTGCAACGCGCTTCTGTTTAGCTGCGATGTTTGAGTACAAACCTTTTTTAGCTGCCATAGAAATATCCTCGTTAGGCTGGCGTATTACCAGAGCCTTAATTTACTTTATATCCAGCCGCCATACGCTTGTGCTGAGATACTTGGTCTGAATCCATATTTACTGCGCCGCCTTTGGCGTAGCCTTTGGTTTTCATTTTGCCACCTTTTGAGTAGCCCTTTGTTTTCATCTTGCCACCCTTAGAGTAGCCTTTACTTTTCATCATTTTCGTCTTCCTCTGCATAGAGATTATTAAAAACCTGATTAACGTCAAGAGTATAATCCAAATCAGACTTACTGTAATGGATGTGCTGAGACGGTCTAAAGTCAGGAGCGCCTTCTCCTAATTCAAACCAAGCTGGGTGACTTACCCTAACCCGGTTGTTTGGTAAGGCGACTATGTTGCCTGTCCATTTGCTATCACCAAGAAGTTCCAAGACGTGAGCCTGCTTGTGCTGCGCTGGATCGTCTGCTACTTCTGAGTCGGTATAGTCAACGGTAAAATAGTATTTGGCAGGATAAAACTTCCCGTCAATCTTTGCGAGCCATGGCGCTGGTGTGCATCTGTCTAAAACATAAACACTGTGCGTATGTGACGCACAATCCCACGGCTGGGCCTCATGTGTAGACATGGGCTCTGGCCACTCGGCAACGGGAGTGTCTCCCATTAAAGCTGTTATGGGCATTCTTGCCCACATAGCCCCGCCATGAACATTAGGTTCATCATTATCATAAGTTTCCGCTCCCGTGAATATCATCTGGAAGCTCAAACAACGATTCGGTAAAGTCGTAACAGCCACGGCCATGGCGTGAATCCACTCGCCATGAAACTTCTCATGGTTGTGAGTAAATTCTTTCCTGACCCAACATTTAAAATGCGGTATGTTACTTTGTAGAAATGCCATTATGGGTCAATGCCTTTGCCGCTGGTGTATGAAGTCTTTTCTCCGTACTTCATTTCCATCTCTGCTAGTTCTTTGGCCGTCATATTATCAGCGCTATTCATGCGCTCTCTTGCTGCCAAGTCTTCTGCCTTACGCTTATTCTCGCCTGCTTCTCTAGTGTTAAGTCGATCAGTCTCAGACATCTGGCTAATATTGTTGCGCTCTGTTTCTGACAGCTCATGAAGTCCAGCCAATTCTGCTTTCTCTTCACGATCTGCTTGCTTGACGGCCAGTTTGGCACGCTCAATTTCAGCAGTCTGCTGCATTTTAAGCTGCGCAATTTCATTGGCCGCTTGCATCTTAGCATTGTCCAGTTGAATCCTAGCACCATCTCGCTCTGTGCGTTGGGCAAGCTCACCCTGCTTGATCTGCGCACTAAGCTCTGCAATCTTCATTGCATCGCCAGGTTGTTGCGGCTGATTCTCAGGCTTAAATTGCTCTGCCTGTTGATTGATCTGAGCCAGTTCTTGAGCGAATCCTCCCAGCTGCTCTTCAATAAACTGCTGGACCTTTAGGATTACATCGACTTGCTGCTCTGCCTCTTCAGGAATTAACTCTTCAGACTGCGCCTGCTCAATAGCATTGTGAGATTCCACTAGATAATAATTTAATAAATGATCTCGCATGTGCATCGCCATTGGATAAAAGAATGTGCTCATGATGCCAGGGCTTGACCCAAACATTGGCGACTTTAAGAATGGCAAGTGAACCTGCAGGTGAGCCAGATGATCTTGCTGAGGTAGAACGTAAATGCCTTGGTTCATGGCAGCTGCTACATTCTCGCTCACTGGATCTCGATCCTCTGAGCCCGGCTGCTGCTGCATTACCTCTGAAGGTGGAATCTTTAGAGTCTGTAAAAACAACTCTTCAACTGCCTTCATATCATACATTTTCGGCATTTTTTCAGCACGGGCCATGATCGCTTGTATCTGTGCAAAGCGCTGAGCTTCACTAAAGATTGCAGGATTACTGATCGGTACTACGTCAGATGGTCCGTCAAAGTCTTCTGCCGATATATCTAGGCCAGCGTCTAACGCATCAAGTTCTTCCTGCGTGTAGTACATTGAGTTAATGCGGTGAAGAATGTTAAAGCTGCGAGCCATTGATGCGTGTAAGCGAGAATGAATTGAGCTAAACACAACCATACCCTGCTCAATGATAGCCATCGTTGTACCGACAGGCGCATTCGGATTTTGGTCGTTAAACTTCTCAAACGATGTCTGCACAACGCCTTTGCCTGCATCAACTAAGAAGCCTAGCAGTTGGAATAATGTAGGGCTCGGTCCAGCAAAAGGTAACGGCATGGCAAGCTTTCGCACGTCATCAATCAACGCCCCGCCTTCCATCTCAACGATCTCAGTAGGCTGAACATTTAAAGTCTGGCCGTTAGGCCCACCTTTAAGTTTAAGTAAGGTAGGTACGTTTTGAATATACGCTGAGTCGAGTAAAGCTCGTAGTGCGCCCGTAGCCGCCCCACT